TTTGTTAATTTGGCTTCTTTCGTTCTTTTATCACTACCTTTAATAAGAGTTTTAATAATCCAACCTTTACCTTGACTTCCTCTAATTCTAGCATCAGATAACATTTCGCTATTCCTTGATAAAGTAAATCTTTCAAAATTGTATTTATATTGAATATCTAATAAAGGCACAGGCCTCTCCTTTGCTTTCCATAATTCAAAAAGAATTATAAGTTGAACTGTAGGAATTGTTCTATTCCTCTGCTCTAATTGGACTTCATTTACTTTGGTTAAAAAATCTTCTATACTCATTCTAGCTCTCCTCCTTGATCAACGACATATTTTTCTACTGCCTCTGATATAATACCAAATGTATAGTCATCAAAACTATCACTATTTAGAATGACAGTTTCTCCTTGTGGATTAGTAAGTTCTATTTTTACTTTCTCCCATATCCATCTATTAGTTTTCATAATACCTCCTTTTGTATTTCAAATTTAAAACTAATATTATCCTCATGGACAGTTTCATAAGGTGTATAATCACCCGAATAAATTAATTCTCTAGCTTCTTTTTCATCTTTTGCTTCGATATTAATATAAGTATCACAGCAAATATGAGTTTCTGTTATTTTGTATAGTGGCATATAATCCTTTCTTTTTTATGTGTTAAGTCTCTCCTGGGATGTTATGGGATAAATTATTTTCATATAAATTTACCTGTAAAAGATTTAAAATTATGATCTATAATAAATTCAACCTTTTCAAAAACTAATTTCTTAATAAGACTTATATCAGTTACATCTTTTATTTGATCATGTGGAATATTAATTATATTTGTTTTTTTATTATAAGTAAAACACACAATCTCGCCATTTAAATTTCTTTCTGTTTCTTTGTATTTTTTTAACATTACATAATCTTTAAATATATTTTTCATATTTAATCCTTTCTGTTTATCCCTTATTATCCCATAAATATACACGGGTCAAGGGCAAGTTTAAAAAGGGCGGTTTCCCGCCCCTCTTTGTTTATTTTATCTTCCTCCAAAGTTAAGTAAATTACTTAACATTTCAGGTCCACAATTATTTAAACATTGTGAGCACCAATCTCCAAAACTATTTTTAAATCTAATGACAGATTGTTGATTACATTGATAACATTTCTTTTTTTGAATTTTACCTTTTCTCTTTTCATACTTTTGTATGGAATTTAAAGGATAAGATTTATCTTTCATAATTTTCCTTTCTTATTAACTTATTAAAGAACAGTTTAACTTTTTAAACTGATTTAAGTATATCATACTATGGGAATATATGGGATAACTTGTTTCACTATATGTAACACTATTTAAAATAATTTATTAAGTTATCCACAAAAAAATGAACATCTGTGGATAACTTGTTTCACTATATGAAATAGGTCCTAGTAATTCCCATCTTTCTAAGATATAGTTAATTAAGATTAAAAAAGTTTTAATCTTTGTTCTTTGAACTGTTAATAAGAAAGGAAATTTAATATGAATATTAAGTTAAGTGAAAAAGAAAGAAATATCTTAATTCATCTTTTATTAGAATTTGATAATAAAATTACTAATGAAGCGGAAATGATGACGGCTTATAGATGGACTAGAGCAATATCTAGTATTAAGATTCCAAATAATATTGATGAGGAATCAAAAGAAAAAGTTCTTTTTTCTTATCTAGATCAAGGAAAAATATTAAAAAAACTATACGGAGATTACTAAAATAAATAAGAAAGGGCGGAAAACCGCCCTTTTAGTCAATTTAAATAAAATTCCGTATAGAAGTTTTTTTTTGAAAGTAAAAATAAATATTTTTTTATTCTCAAATATGACGTAACCACGTAACCTTAGACGTAACCAACTGATAAATAACAATAAACACGTTACTTTTACCACGTAACCAAGACGTAACCAGACGTAACCCATTACAGATAAGATTTTTGAGATGAATTTAGTGTTTATATATAATAGTTTGATAAATAAATATCTATACAGAATTGATAAAATGTATTAAAATGAAAATATGAATAAACAATGGACCGAAGAAAATATTGAAAGAGCGAAAAGACTTTGGACGACTCACACGGCCAGACAAGTTGGAAGGATGCTTAATAAATCTAAAAATTCTGTGTTAGGCGCACTTTATAGAGATAAAGTTAAAAATGGGTATGTGCCACCAAAAGACTCTAAATTTGCTATTAAAAAGCCAAATTACCCTAGCCACCTTTTTAAGTAATGCCTAAAATAAGAGATGGTGGGCTTACACCTAAACAAAGAGCCTTTGTCGATATATTTGTCAAAGAAAACGGAAGACTAACACAAACAGAATGTGCTAAACAAGCGGGATACTCTGAGAAATCTGCTGTATCACAAGCTTGTAACCTAAGAAATCCTAAATATTTCCCTAAAGTAGTAGAAGCTATTGAATTTCTTCAACGTGAATATGCTGAAGCAAGCAAAATAGATTTTGTCAAACACGCCAGAGAGATGTCGCGGTTAAGAGATATTGCTGTAACAAACGGACAAATGGGTCCCGCCATAAATGCCGAGTATCGTCGCGGTCAATTAGCGGGGTTTTATGTTGATAGAAAAGAAGTTGTAACAGCCTCACTTGATAATATGACTAGACCAGAACTTGAAGCTAAATTGAAGGAGGTACGAGATCATAATATTATTAATGGTGAGTCTATTGGCGTTGAGATTAAGGATATTACAAATATTAATTTAAACTTATTAGAACAAGAAGAACAAGAATAACTAAAATAAGTTTCCAATAAACAAAAATAAACATCAATAACCCCCCATATAAGAATACTGTGTCGCGTGGTGCCTGCAATAAGAACTGCAATACCTCTGAAATTTACCCATTTTAGCTTTCTTTTCGCAATTAAAACATTTTCTTTCCACTAATTCTTCCTTTTTTTCTTTTGGTTTTGATTGATTATAGTAATCTGGCATTATAAAATTATCTTTTGTCATGCTTTCTCCTCCAGTATGTCATCTATTTGAGATAAAATCTCATCATTAAATCTGGCGGTTACAAAAGTAC